AATTCTAAATTTTCAGGTACAGTATTATTTCCTATAGCATCATTATTTGTATGTTCTCTTTCAACAAATGATGCTTTTAATGTATAATCAAATAACCATGTTTGTATAACATCAGTTTCAATATGAATATCAGTTCTACCATCATTTATATATTCCATTTTAGTAATGAAGGCATAAAACCATTTATTAGAATATTTACTATTCTGATACATTACATAATTACAATTATAAATATTATCATAGATAGTAGGAATCCTAATAATATGATCTTTTCTTTGATATGTAAAATCACTATAATTATATGATGCTACTATTTTACTTTGAAAATATGATTGCTGTGCTGATGCATTAGCAAAGTAAAAAGTATTTTTATAATCTGATTCCAAAGGTACATCTAAAAGATATACCTTTGTAATTGGATTTTCATTATTCATAAATTATCACCTCTATATACTATAATAATCTATGTTATTATTTTTACTTAATTCTAAATTAACTCTAGTTAATAAGAATGTATCATTAACTTTACCATATGCTTTTATTTTAATAATATCATTATAGGTACATTTAAAGAATGTATTAATACATATATTATCCCTATCATTACCTACTTGACCTACAGCTGTAAATTCTGATTCAATCATTGATCCACCTCGCCATAGTTCAATTCTCATGTATCTAACAGCTGTTTGTCCTGAATCAGCTCTGACATTACTAGATAAATTAATTCTTAAATTCTTTTTATACATACTTTTAATATAAATACCATTATCAGTAAATTCAAAATCAGTATTACCATTATTTCTATTATATTCAGTAGTATATGTAATATCTTCATATGTATCAGCTGTTACTATTCTATGATCAGCAAATTTACATCCTAATAAACTAGTTTGCATTATATTAAATAAGTTAATAATATTTTTCTTTAATGTTTCAATATAATCAAATAGTTTCCATCCTTTATGTTCTATATTTTTACTACTATTAAATGGATAAACTTTATTACTTCCTTTATTAATAAAACCATTCATACTATTCTACCTCCTTTAATCTAAATCCTAATATTGAAGGTATTTTTCTATCTATATTAGTATCTAATTCTTGTGATGGATAGAAAATATAATCTTTATTGTAGATTGTTTGCATAGATCCACCACCATCACAACTAAATACATTCTTTAATCCTTTAGTTATAAAGTAGTTTTGCATTTCAGGATAATTAAATCCTTCTGAATTATTAAATCTACCCATTATACTAAATATATAAAAGTTTCCATCATCATCCTGTGCTATTAATTGTCTTGGATGTTTTACAGGTAGACTATCTGTAAATGCTCTAGCTATAGAATTACTATCAGCTAAATTTATAATATCTGTATAGTCTACTAAAGCATGATCTTTTATAATTGGTGCAAATCCTGAAAAACAATTTACAATTCCATCAGCTATTAATGTAGCTGGTGTAATAGTATTAGTTAATCCATTATAAAATTTCATTTCATTATCTTCAGTAAATCCACAATAATATGGACAATCCAATCTAGTAGTTTGATTTACTACACCATCAAATATATAGATACCACACATTCCACAATTCATATAAACATCATATTCAGGATGATCTTTAGCATAATCTAATACATCCTTTTTATTATTTTCAATATTTGCTGTAGGATTTCCATTAGTAGGTAGGCAACTTAATTTATCTAAATTTTTAATTTTAGTAATATAAATTATTGAATTATTAACATATTCAGTTGATACATCAATATTTAAGAATTTCTTATCTATTCCTTTATCTTCATATTTAGTAAATTCTAATTTATTATTTTTAAGATTTTCAATATCTTCATCATTAGAATGTACTTCTTGTCTTAACTCATTAACTTCAATTTCTAATAATGAAATAGCATTTGATATAGCTGATGTAATAATTTCTTCAAGTTCACCTGATTCTAGCATACTATCTAATAATTCTCTTAATGCATTTGATAAATTATTTTTAATATATACCATTGTTTCATCAATCTTTTTAGATTGGCATAAAAGTCTAGCTTCAGTTGTTTCCATTAATTTATTTACTTCTCTTTGTAATTGTCTTACAAGTATTTCAAGTTCATTATTATATGATGGTAAACTATTACCACAACATTCTTTATTCATTATATTCACATCCTTCCTATCTTAAAATTGAATAACCATATAGATATACACCTGAAGGTTTAGTTATTCCTGTAGGTTTTATATTAACTGTTCCACCTGTAACAGCTATATCTAGTCCATTTGCACTATTAATACTAGCATGTCTAGTATCATTTATTACTACACTTACACTATTCCACGGTGATCCACTTAAAGATAATGTAATTGTATAAGGTTTAGTATAATCCATACTAACAATACTTTTAAATGTGTTATTTGTAACAGTAGGATCAATAAAGGATTGTTCATTAAAACTTGTCTTTGTTGCTGTAAATAAATGTCCTCTATTATTATTTATATTTACTTTACAATTTAAAAATGATCCATTAGTTACAATAGCATTATCATTTATATTTATTATAGAATCTTCAAAATTACAAGCTACTACAATACTATCTCTCATACTTACCTGACTATTATAAATATTGCCATTAAAAGCTGTAAAACCTGAATCACCTCTTAAATTTATAATTGAATTATATATTTTCATTAATATAGTTTTACTTGATTTATTGTAAATATTTGCTGTAAATGTTCCAATTAATTTATTACTATCAATAAAGTTATTAATAATAACTGATGGATTTAGGATTTTTCTATACATTAATACTAATGATAATTCTACTAAATAGTTAAATGGTGAATCTTCAGTACCTCTTGGATTATTTCTTAATGTACTATCAACATAAAAGTTATAATTTGATACACTTGTTGATGCACTATTATCTATCTGTTCATTAATAGATGTTTTAAAATATTGAATTAAAAAGTTATCTCTTAAACTTTCTGAAAAATAAGACATTGATCCAATATAAATATTGTTATTATAAACAAATATACTTTCAAATTCACCATAAGGGAATAAATTATTACCCATTCCCATATCCAAACATCTTATTAAATTACCTTCCATATCTAATATTAAAATACAGTTACTATCACTAAATAATAAGAATATATAATCATTAAATATTGTAAAATCTTGTGGTACTCTTGTATTATTATAATTCAAAGTAATTTCTGTTTGTTCTTCAAAATCATATATCTTTTTAGTAGTTTTTAATCCATATATTTTATCTTCATACATAGTTACAGCATATAGATCTTCTATAGTTAATGTATCTTGATATTCAAATGTATTATTATATAAATCTACAGTACCATCACCATTAGCTATATAAAATATTTCATTAGTTTCATCATATACTATTGAATTACAATGTTTATGACCTTCTAATGTATATGTTGATATAGTATCACCACTTGAATTAAATAACATAGCTACACTATCAGTATCATTATATCCTACACCAACAATACGATTACCAAATTTACATGATCCTTGTATTTGATAGTCGGTAACAATTCTAAATATTCTCTCTGTTTGAATATTTGAAAATAAAGTTGTTCTTTGTACAGCTGATAATTCGTCTATTTCTCTTGTTTTATTAACTACACTTGTCATTAAAGCATCTAATTGTGAAATAGATCCTCTAGCTGTTGCATCTTTAATATCATATCCATTTAATTTACTAATTTCACTCATTATTATTCACCACCTTCAGCTTGTATACTTAATGTTAATTCTTCAGTTGCTGGATCATATGTTTCAATTAATGATGCTCTAATATCGCCATCTTGTAATGCTTGACTAAATAAATCACTAGATGTAGCAACAATATTATCTTTCATGTATTCTATAGCATCATTTATTTTAGTATCTTGTAAATTTATTTTAGTATCAATTGTTTCAATATAATCATTCATTACTTTAATAATACAATTTCTAAATTCTTCAAAATCAGCAATTATACCATCTTCAAAATCTTTAATATATTTATTAACTTTAGTAACAAATTCATTATATAAATCAATTAATTCTTGCATTTTAGCATATATTCTAGCTGTTTGCTGTAAAGTAGTTCCTGATTCAACATCATAAAAAGCAGGTTGTAAATCAGTTAGTACCCAATGTGGTAAATGTTTTATATAAAAATTATTCATTTATTTTATCCTCCTTTATAAAGAAATAAGGATGATGGATTATTCCACCATCCTTTATTTAATTAAGCTACAGTTATAACAATGGCACCTGTTACTTCATCAATTACAATATCATGTGTTTCTGAATCATATGCTGTACTTGTTACTGCAGTACCACCCATAGTAACAGTTACTGTATCACCAGCACTTACACCCTGTAATGTAGTAGCATATCTAGTACCTTCAGTTACTGTTTTTCTTTTGTTAGTAGATTTAACACCTGATTTTAATGTATAAGTAACACTAAATGTTTCAACTTCACTATCTGAATCTTTATCAGTACCCTGTACTTTAAATACTACAGCATTTACTAAAGGTGAATATGCTAGAGTTTGCCAAATGTGTAAATAGTAGTTTTTATATAATCCTTCACCATTTTCAAAGTCTTTGAATAATACTAAATCATCATATACTTGGAAGAATTGTTCATCAACTAATGCAGCTCTAATATCAGGATCAGGGAATGCATCAATTATAATTTTTCTAGTATCATTAAATTCAGCTACTGACATATTAAATACTGATGCAAGTACATCAACATTAACAGCTACATCTGTAGGATTAGATAAAATTAATACTTGTTCACTCTTTTTACTAAATGTAATTAATGGATTACTATCTGTTGATTGTACTTGTAGCCATGAATTGTTATTTGAATTAGGGAATTGCATATCACCTGATACTGTTTTTACAGCTTTAATAAATGCTTTTGCATTTGCTTCACTTGTACATGGATCAGGTACTTCAACTACTTTCATAGCATTTTGATCTAATGCTTGTCCAATTAGTTGTTTCATTAATACAAATTCATCAAGTTCACTTGAATTATATAAACTATTAATAATACCAGCAATAAAACTTTCTAACTTATCATATGATGCAAATGCTTTAAATAATGCTTCAGGACTAACAGTTACTTTGTATTTATCTTGTCTGTTCATTCTGTGATATACAGCTTTTACATCAGGTAAACTTCTTTGTAATAATTCAGCACCTGATGGATCATATTGTTTAGCTTTTAAGAAGTTTGCATAAATTTCTTCTACAGTATCACCTAAAGGCTTTTTACCTTTTTTTAATGCTTTTAATGGATCAGAAAATAATTTATTATGGATTACTTGTTTGATTACTAGATTTAGTAACATTCCTAAAAATTCATTAGTAACAACAGCATTGTTTGGATCTGTCATAACTTCTTGAATATCTGTAATATTCTTTTGTGTAGCTTCTGGAATTCTCTCACGATACATTTCAGAAGCATTATCTCTAATTGTATTTAATAATTCTGTTAAATTCATTTTTCATTCCTTCTTTCTTTATTTTAAATTACCTTTATCATCAAATAGATCTTCAAATTTTCTAGGCTCTTTTTCTTCCTCTTGTTTACCTAGATTATCAGTTTTGATTTCTTCAGGTGTTTTTTCAGCACCTACTCTTAAGAATAATTGCATATTTGCACTTCTTAATTTTTCATTATCTTCTTTGTATTTATTATTTTCTTCCATTAAAGTAGTGTTACTATCAAAGATTGCTGTAATATCATCAGTTAATTCTGTTAGTTTAGTTCTACGATCAACATCACTTTCAATAGTTCCAATTTCCTTGATTCTTTCTAAAAATGTATCTTTATCCATATTGCTTTAATCTCCTTCTACGATTGAATAACACAAAATTATATCCTTTTCTTTTACTTCCTATTGGTGTTGGTGGAATTACACCACCCATATATGTAAACCAATTTAATGCATATTGCTGTCTATTAGTATAATGATTGATATTAGGATCATATGATGGTCTTTCATATCCAGACATAAATAATACAGCTAATTTATCAGGTGTCCATCCCATAGTATTATGTAAAAAATCATTTCCTGTAATACCAATCATGTCTGAAGTAGCACCTGAATTATAATAATTTTGTATAAAAGCCTGTGATGTATACCATTGTCTTACACTTGGTGATCCATTTATTTCTTGAATGATTACCTGTATTTGTACATCACCTGATGTATATGGTGATAAACCTAAAGTATTACAGGCATTTATCAAATCACTTTTAGGTGTCCATTGTACAAGTCCATAACCTCCACCTCCACCTCGTTCATTTAATCCAGGTGATAATGTGGATTCAGCTTGCATATTACCTAATATAGCAGCTATAGTATTATCATCAATTCCAATACCTCTATAATAATTGATTATTATATTAGCATTGTTTTCTTGTTCTGATTGTGATAAATATCTATCATCAGATATCCATGCCATTTATGTACCTCTTATCTTAAATAACTAGTTCCACAATATAAGATTTTATTTTGATATTTTATTTTAGCCCATCCATTAACAATACCTAAATATTCAACTTTAGTTCCTACTTTTACAGATGTATAGATATTGTTACCATAGGATGGTGATGTTCTTAAATTTAACCAATAACAATTAGTAACATATTTATATTGTATATTTGTAGTATTGACAATACATTCATCATTTACCCATCCAATATTACCATTATCAAGTAAATATGGATTTCTAGCACCTTCAATTACTCTTGTAATAGTTCCTTTATTTATTAAAGGCTTTAATTTTTCAGTTGATGTTGATGATACATATACACCATTAATTGTTACAACATCACCTATTTTATATTTTAATGTCTGATTGGAATCATTTTCTTTAGAATAGTCTATATATTTTAGTTTTCCATGATATGTCCATTTTAGATTTCTTACACCATTGTAAAAACGATTTCCTGAAGTGTCTATTTCACTAATAATACATTTATTAGTACCCCATGCAACAGTACATTCAAATACTTTGCCATTACCTAAATAAATACCAGCATGATCATATCCTGTATCCTTCATACATAAATATTCACCTGGTGTTATATTGTTAAAATCTCTTGATACATTGGTGCAGTAATTTAATCCACCATCAGGTGTAAAATCAGCTACACCATTAGATCCATAAATTCCACCACCATGTGGCTTATTTTTATCAGCACTAAATCCCCAAAGTAGTCCTTTAATAGATACAACACAATCCATCATAAACTTGTTATTGTTCCAATTATAATTACACCATGTACCAGCTTCTGAATGATAATAATTAGGTACATCATTAACAAGCCATTTTAATTTTTCAATAAACTTACTACTTGTAAATACTATCATTCTTTATCACATCCCATATGACTTTCAATAATAGATAGTCTAGTATTGATACCTTCCAATGTTTTCAACATTTCTTTCATTGTGGTAGATTGAAAATGTATTAAATAACACACACAAGCTATACCAATACCATTATTTACAACTAGATCAACTATTTCACCCATGAATTCCTCCCTCCTATAATTTCATATTATTCACCATAAATATACAATAAAAAATTAAAAAAGTCAACATTTTACTGTTGACATTTTAACTAATTTATATTATAATACTAAAATTTATACATTGATAATTGTATTACTTCATATGTTATATTTTTTACATTTATAGATTCAAATCTTACATTACCTAATTTATAGTTTTCTATAAATATTTTAAATTTTACAGCCTTTGATTTATCCCTTAAAAATAAAGTATTAGGTGAATGATCCTTCATAGTAATAGAATATACAATTGGATATGTAGGATCTATATCCTTTGATACATACATTTTACCTTCAACATTATCAATCCATACACCAAATGAATTACCTTTATAAATGAATGTGCACCAATATCTAGATTTAGGTGTTTTCTTTTCTATGAATATATTATCATCAAGTAAAAATTTATTTTCAATAGAATATTCAGCATATTTAGTCCCATCAATTAACTTACCAAAATCAGTATTCCTTTTAGCATCAATAAATTTTTCATTCTTTACATCCTCTACTAAAATTGGTCTTGATGGATGTTTCCAAATCCACTTACCATTTTTATCTTGTTTATTAGGCATTCTTAAATTCCAAAATAAGAAATATGGATTAGTAATAGATATTGCATTAGCTAACATAAATAAATTCACTTTCTTATGTCCTGTTCCTGGTCTTGCTACTGTTTCATATAAATTAAGTAGTTTTAAAGGCTCATTTGATAAATACATTTGATTTCCTTTATCAAGTAAAAATTCATCAAATATTAATGTAGTAATATTAGGATATGAAATAGATTTTTTATTGTTAGCTGTAGATAATGTAAACCCATATCCAGCAATATCTTTTTCTGTCCATTTCTCTTTAGGATCTACAGGCTTTAGTCTTATATAAAAATAATTTGCATCAGTTTTAAATTCATAATCAGGATATAAGTGTTCTATATCTTTAAAATATTGTACCATAGGTTGTTTTAGATCTTCTTTATATCTTCTGATATATCCAAATTGTTCCCTCTTTTTAATAAAGTTATCAATACCTAATTCTTTACATCCAAATGATTTACCACCACCACGATTACCTAATATAATATATATTAATGCATTATGTGTTAATGTTCTTTTAGCATCCCAAAACATGGATGTATCTATTTCATTATTCAATTAAATCACCTCATAATAGAAAAGAGATAACAACGATTTAGTTAGTAGGTGTCCAAACCCAATTTAAAAGGTGGTAGTTCTTCACTATGGATTCCACATTTTAGCCTAACTAATTGAATCAGATGTTATCTCTTATAAATATATTTTACACCTTTTTAATAGTAAAGTCAATTTCTGATAATACTACACCACCAGGTACTATTTTAGGTTGCTTTTTACCTTTATAACTAGCACCTATTTTAAAATTGTTAAAATTAACATATGGATAACAATCTTTAGGCATTCCAGCTACTGTTATTTTTAAATTATATTCAGGATCTTCATTATCTATATCTTCAGTTGAATTTTCTATATAACACTTTTGCCTTAAAAATTTAGCTTTTTTAAATTTAGATTCAAATTTCCATGCACCTAATTTAGTAGCATCTATATCAAGTCCTTCAGGTAGTTCAAAATTAGGCGATATACAATGTAAACTATCAGTATCAGCATATACAAATTGAATCTTACTTTTTCCTTCAGCATAATTATCCATTATTTTCTGTGCTGATGTTATTGTTTTTAATCTTGCATAACTTGTTATAAAACTAGCCATAGCAACATATATACCATCCCTATGTTCTAGTTCACCATCTTTATAATGTACTTCATTATCTTCACCTAAATAAGGAATTTTACTTCTTACTCTTGTATCTGTGCCAAATTTACCATATAATGAATTTAGAAATAATTTTGATATAAGATACAAGCCATGATTTCCTTCTTTTTTGGCTTGTATTTTATTATTTGACCATTTATCTATATAATCAGTAAATAATCCCTGTGCTGATTTAAATTTCCATCCTGATATATATTCTAAATTATATACATCATAATGATCAAAGAATAATTCTAAATCAACACTATTCAAACATAGTACAACTTCAGTTTCACCACTATTAGTTAAATATTCATTTGCCCTAAAATCATATCCATGTTTTATTTGTATAGTAGGTATCTTTCCCTTCTTTAATTCAAATTGACACCTAATCATTTGTGTATATAATGGATAAATTGGATCATGTTTATATTCACCCATAAAGAATATTGGTGTTCCAAATGGTAGATAATTTTCATACATTACACTAGGATATAAACTATTAACATCTAATACAATACCATTACCAATAGTCTTTTCAGCAAATTTTGGATTTAACCATGTAAATCCTCCACGATATGATTGTTTTACATCTTCATGATATTTTGGCAAAGGGAAGAATTTATCAAAATTTCTTTTATGTATTAGTTTCTTATATTCAGCTAATGCACATGATCCTATTGTCATTCTATCTAATCCCTGTGAATGAAAATACTCTATTGCATAGGCTACTATCCAAACATCATGTTTAATATATTCTTCTTCATCAGGTGTTAATGCACTTCCTACAGGTAGATCATTATGTGCACCATAATCAATTTTTAATTTACTAATAGGTAGTTTAAATGATTTAGCAATTGAATCTACTGATAAAGGAATTAATTTATAAGAATCCAGGAATACTACTTTATTAACTTTTTTACCCTTCTTTTTAAATATTACCTCTACTTGATAAAATAATCCTTTATCAGATATTAATGTATTAAATGTTTTACTTTTCTTTTGTTCTGGCTCTGTTGTATGTTCAAAACCATTTCTAAATAACCAATTCATAATGAATTGTGAATCAAATTTTAGATTGTGAAAATATACTGTATCATTTTCTTTTCTATCTTCACACCATTTCATAAAATCATCAATAGTAGTTCCTACTATGATATTATCCTTATTACCTACTTCACATATAGCATATGCCCATACACGACAATCAGCCATATTTGTAGTAGTTTCAAAATCAGCTACAAAACTACCCATCTTTTCACCTCTTACTTATTAGATAACCATGTTGCCCTTAAGGCTGATTCATAACCTTCATATTCTGCTTGTTTTAAATCTAATGCACCATTAGGTGATGCAAATTCAAATGTACCACCTTCTTCTTCAAAGGTCTTTAAAAAGTCTTTTATGTCCATCTTTTCTATAGCTTCAATTATGTCTTTTATATTTTCATAGTCATAATTTTCAATTAGTCCTTTTATGTAATTATCCCTAACCTGATAATCTTTTTTAGTAAAATAATCAGATTGTGATTGATGTAATATACTTTG